CTCCTGATTACCGGCCTGCGTTGTGGCCGATGGCGACCAACTCGTGATGTCGTTGAACGCCGACCAGTGGACGGTGAAATCTTTCCCCATCATCAGAAAGTCGTTGATGCGCGCAACACACGTTGCACCAGAAGGTGGCGAGCCGCCGAGGTTAGCGAACAGGCTTGAAACGCCCATCTGATAGACCTGCGGCGCTTCGCCGGCAGCGACCGCAACGACATAGTCACCAAACTGCTCAAAGCCCCACCATTCATCGCTTGCAACGGAGTAGCCGCCGGACTTGCTCACGTTGGTTGCCGCTCGAGACACGAGAAAATAGAGCTTCGTCCCGTCTCCAGCAAAGATCTGGCCGTTGCCGTCGCTGTCGTAGACGCCCTTCAAACCCAAGCATGCGCCCGTGGTCGCGGCTGAGCTTCCGTTGTAATCGTTGAAACTCTTGAACGGGGCATAGTTCCCCGCAATGGAAACCACGCCCTTGGCCTCGAGCGCGCCGTTCATGCGGTCGGGAAGGTCAGGCGTCCACTCGCGAAATGGGATGGTGTCTGGCATCAATCACCCTGCCCATACATTGACGCCCCAACACCAAGCCCCAACGGCAAGGCCAGCGTCTTGCTTCCGAACACCTTTGCAAACTCCGCCGCGGTTGGAAGCCGGCCGTAGGCTGAGACAAACTCATCAATTGCCGCGTTAGTTGCCGCCACACGCTGAGATGTAACCGGAATGTTAACGCCTTGATTTGCCAGGCTTTGCTTGATCGCTTGAGCCCCCTGTTTAGGAGGAATCGGTTGACCACGGAGTGCCCGGTCTGCTACAAATGCTTGCTGCACAGCGTCGCGAGACGCAGACGGGAGCGCACCATATGACGCATATTCGGCAGGTACGGCCGGGAGTTGTTCTGGCGGATTTGCGCCGCGTTGAAGGCCGCTCGATGTCTCTGCTTGAGCGCTGCTATTGGCGGGTGCGCGCGGTGTTCTTCTAAACGGTCGCGTTGCAATGCCAACGGCTTCAGAGCCGGCAAGGCCGCCTAGAACGCCCTCGACAGCCCCGAATGCTGTTCGCTCCGTGAACTTTAGCGGGTCGTAGAACTCGTTGGACGCCGCTCGCCTCGCAGGATTCTCTGGTTCAAGCCCTTGGGCATAGTTCATCCACTCTTGCCGTCGCGGGTGGTCTGGTGGCAGCTCGCGCGCATAGGCGGAATACGCAATTTTTTCAGGGTTCATGGCTGGAGCAAACATCAATTCGTGCCCCAATGGATAATTGGCAGAAATTCCGCCTGTAGCGGCACCAACGCTCATAGGTGCCGCATACGCCGCGATCTTACCACTATGCCCCGCCGCCATTAGGCCAGCCCGCGTCAAGCCACCCATGCCGGCTGCAATGACGCCGGGCGCTACAACGCCGAGTTTGTCATATACTTGACCGACAGATGTCTCGGAAAATTTTTTCGGCCGATCGGCCATGATGGTGTCGCGCGCGGTTTCTGCTCGTTTCACCGCTGCATCATATTCGGACTGTCGCGAAGCGTTCCGCGCGCCCGCGTAGTCATCTGACAGCTTGCGCAACTGTTCAACGCGCCGCTCGACGGCTCGCCGATCAGCCCCACCGCCGAAATTCGCAGCTCGCAACCTTTGTTGAAGCGAATTGTATTCCGAATTCTGCTCATCCGATAAGCCTGGCAGCGTCGCAGTCGCTACAGGCTCCGCCGATCTTTTCTTCGCTTGCGCGTTGGCTTCGCTCATTAGCAAATCATTAGCGCCCGCTATGCCAAGCCCGCCGAGTGCAACCTTCCCAGCCATGATCGGCCGGAAACCGGCGATCGCAGACTGGACACCAGCATTGGTCATATTGGCAATGGACGGGTCGGAATACGCTTCCGACACTGCCTGCCCCGCCCGAACGGGCTGGCCCAAAAACAAATCGCCAAGTATTTGCTCGAGCGCCAAGTTATTAGCAATGCTCGCCTCGTTACGAGCTGCGATTGACGCCCGATCTTCATCGGTCAACGCCGGGTCTCTGCCGTATGAGGCTCGCCTCGCCACAGCAAGCCTTTCCCTATTGTTATTCCAAAGCGGTATGTTTGCGTCTGACAGCGGCATTTCGACCTCACCCACACCATGGGGCAATGCGCCCGGTTGCGACTTTGGCAGCCATGCGGCGCGTGAGCGGGCCGAGCGCTTCGGCAAGGGCTTCGCGCGCCAGCTCTCTGCCGTCTGGATCGCGCAGAATGTCACGATACAGGATCAGCTTGGCCTGGGCTCTGATCAGCGCCTCGCCGTCAGTCATCCAAGCGTTGCTCGCCGCGTCGCTGGACAACGTGCCAAGCTGGGCTAGGCCCGAGATCGTGCAGGTGTAAGCCTGATCCGGGATCGGGTGCAGGCGAATTTCATCGGCAAAGATGGCATAGCCAGACGGTTGTCCCGTGTAGAGCGAGCTTGGGCTCTGCTCCCGGTCGACAACCTGCTGAGTGAGGGGATAGAGCGGATAAGGTTGATTGTTATAGGTCAGCGTGAAGCTGTCGACCTCGAGCAGCGTCTCGCCGCTCCCCAACGCGCTGCCGTCCGTGGCATTCGTCAGCAACGACATCGCATAATATTCGGTATCGGCCACCGTGAGCAGCCGATACCTCTTCTCGTTGAAATGAAACCGCGTCGGCGACCAGATCGCAATGGCCGTGGTGATGGCGTTTGCGATCTGGCTCGAGAGGTCATCGCGGACGATCTCATCCGCGATGCGCGTTTTCATGTTGCCCAGGGTGGACATCAGTTATGGATGTCCTGATCCACAATGAACTCGACCCAGGCGCGACCGACGCCGGTCGTCGCCGCCGTGCCGGTCAGATCCACCGAGCATGTGATGGTTGTGTCCGACGTGAACGGTCCGGCGTCGTTGGTCGTTGCCATCTCGTCCGCCGAAATCACGCCGACCGTACCAAGCGCAAGATCGGTTGCGAACCCGTCAGGATCGTCCGACGTGCCGATGTCGAGCACGTTGCCGGTGCCGGCGTTGAACGCCGTCGACACCACCACACCGCCTCGGATCACCGTTGCACCAATCGGTGCAACGCCGAGCGTTAGGGTTGATCCGTCATCCGCAAACGTGAAATCTTTCGAGATCACGTGTACCACGGGAAGACGGAGGTTTGTTCCACCGGTAGCCATGTGTCAGACCCTCCTATCAGTGTGCGACCGCATAGCTGGTCATGGTGATGGTGCCGAAGTCGACGGAATTGAACGTCGATTTCTTCAGACCGCCGATGCAGCCGGCTTTGACGCCGAGCTGGTTGCCGTAGTCGAAGAGCTCTTCGTACCAGTCGAATTCCTTGAAGGAATGCCCCTGGCCGAAGCCCATGACAGCGCTTTGAGCGCCGCACAGGACCGCGCGGCGCGTGCTCGTCTGAGCAGCGCCCGTGCTGGAATGCACGCCGTTCGTCACTCGCGTAGACTCGTGAAGAATGACGTTGTTGTACATTCCGAGCGCGCCGGAAAAGATCGGGTTCTCGCCGACCTTGCCGCCGCTCATCGCCGCCTTCTGGATGTCGAGCCACTGGCCCGTTGAGGTCGACGTGCGCAGATCGTAGACCTGATACGGATGCAGGAACGCGACGTAGTGCTTGCCGCCGTTGATGTTGATTGGCCGGATCAGCGGGGTGGCCGTCTTGGCCGCCTCCACTGCCTTGTCGATCAGCGCGAGCGTCATCACCTTGGTGCTGTCGGCCTGCACGGTCTCATCTGCTGACCCGACCGTGAACACCTTGCGATTGGCCGAAGGCGCAGTGACGCTGTTGTTCCCGGTGTAGCGGGTGTCGGTCGTCACGGTGTAGCCGCACACCTGATTAAAAAACCAAGTATCCATGCGGTCGGACCACCAGTCGCGCAAGCCGCTCATGGCTTCCTCGCGAATGGAGAACGGAATCCGCTGCTCGCTCATCTTGCCGGCGCTGCGAACAGCGTGGCGAAGCTGATTGATCACGAAGTCATCGGTGTAGGTCGTCAGCGCCTCTTCGTTGCCTTCGAGGGTGCTGTCGCCCTGGATGCCGTCGCCAGTGAGCTGCATGCGCAGCGTTACGCGGACACGGTCGCCGGGGCCCTTCTTGG